CAGAGCGGCTTCGCCGGCATCCTGCTGCCCAGCCACGGCAAGTACGTCGGGGCGTCCAGCATCCCCTTCAGCGAGTACAAGCGTAAGCACGGGGACCGGGTGGGCCTGCACTGGCGGATTCCCAATATTGTCGGCAAGCGCCAGGTGCGACACGTGTTGATCGACACCAACTACTGGAAGAGCTTCGTCCACGCCCGGCTGGCCGTCGCGATGGGCGACCCCGGCTGTCTGTCGCTCTCGGGCCGTGACGAGAAAGCCCACCGCCTGTTGGCGGATCACCTGACGTCCGAGTACCGCGTGAAGTCGCTGGCCCAGGGGCGGATCGTGGATGAATGGAAGCTCCGGGCCACCCGCCCGGACAACCACTGGCTGGACTGCCTGGTGGGCTGCGCCGTGGCGGCGTCAGTCCAGGGCGCCACGCTGGCTGGCGTCGAGACTCGCACCGCTGGGCCGCGGCCGCGCCTGCGGCTTTCCGAACTCCAAGGGAGCAGACGATGATCCAGGCTCCAACCACCGCGCCGCTGCCGCCGCGAACTCAAGGCTTGGTCTGCCGCCAGTGCGGGTGCAGGCACTTCCTGACCGTCTACACCCGCCCGCGGGGCGATGGAATCGTGCGGCGTAAACGCTGCCGCAATTGCGGCAAGGCTATCACGACAAGAGAGAGAGCATTTGGGCATTCTAGCGTGTCTAACCCCGATGTCCAGAATATCCAGCTCGGGCGGTAACATTGCAGCCTCAACCGTCGTCGCGTAGGACGCCCGAAGGCGGCGCCTGATATCCGAGGCCTGCGGGAGCCTGACGAGCGCCTGGATGCGCTGCTTGTACGCCTCCTTTAGCCAGGACATCCGGGGGTAGAGCGCTACAGCCACTGATTCGCTATCCAAGCCACGATAATACAACCGAGAACCAGCAGAGATGCATCCGACCTCACCGCATCGAGCAGGCGTTCCACAATTGTATCTCGATGATATGTCACTGATGACGGCAGTTTGCGGCATAGAATCGCCAATACTCCAATGGCGCACAGATACGGGACTACACTAAGAACCAGCATCTGTGGCCCAACGAACGCACCTACAATTGTGAATAGGCTTACTGCCCAAGCATTGTCATTCTTGGAAAGCGCAGAGCAAATGACGCTGGGTATCCTCTCTCTGAACATGAGCACCAAGATTCCGGGGGTGGCCGCGAACCAGTACGTCACCCAAGGGTCATGACCGATGAAAGCCGACGCAGCAAGACCAGTAGCTATTGCGGTGCTACCGATCCAAAGCCGGCTCTCACGATAGTCAGATCGGCTTCTCCAGTTGCGGTTTGTCTTCAGGCCAATTGCGCCAAGAGCGGCAAGGATAACTACAAGTAGATAATATCCCCACTCTTGCGGAACGATGTGTTTCTGTTTCTGAAGGGCCTTGTCTTGCGGGATTTGCCTAATGAACCTGATGGCGTAGTAATCCGGAGAAGACCCCGATTCCTCAGAGCCGCTCCATGGCTTTGCACTAGGCGGATCTGTGCCTCTAATGTCTTGTATTGCGAGAGTTCTCCGCAATCTAACATTTACAACCCTCAGGGCGCATACATTGACGTATGCTTCCCCCCCACCTTGATACACCCCGACTTTGTCCTTCCTGTAGTCTGCAAACACAACGGTTCCCACCTCGTTGAGACTAAACGCACGGAGACGCGACGGAAGCTGTAAATGGAGAGGACTGAGTTTCCCTGAAGAATCTAGCACCAGTATCTTCCCCTCAACAACGGGCGGTGAATGATCGCAAAGCGGAAGCTCGTGAAGGGACGCGAGATTGCCTAAAGCATCTGAAAACGCCCTCTCATGCCATTTGAGGCGTATTGACTCAACGAAACTGGCGGTTGCTCCCACACAAACGAGAACCACAGCCAACAGTATAAGACCCGACACTACTCCGCCCGTCTTATCTGAAAAGTACGCAAGCAGGAACAGCGCCAGGACCAAATATGCAGTTGGAGTGATAAAATGCCATATCGGGACTAGTATATCGAATACAGTGTCCATGTCTTATCTGAACCCAGATGTCCTGGATAAATTCCCGCCGACGACCGCCGCCGGCCTTTCTGATAATTCTACCGCCGATCCGAGCAGGGGCAACGGTCTTCTCTGCTCGATGAGCGGCGTGTCGGACCATCTCCGGCCCAAGATGGCGCCCTAATCGGCCCTCGCACAGGCCTCCATCCTCGATTCGCGCAGACTGCTCCCCTTGTATCCGATCCCTCCGGCGGCTTCGTCCGTCGTTGAGGTCATTGCGGCACCGTCTCGGGCAGACGCAGCCGTTCTGTCCGCCTCAGGATTGCCAGGAACAGCCCGCGTGGGATGGCGACCTCTGCCGTCTGGAAGAATGCGTACCGCGAGTGCGCGACGACCTCGGCCCCGATCTTGATGAGCTTCTCCCGCAATGTCGGCAGCGACCAGTGCTTCACACGGTGAAGAAGATTGTCGTGTTCTGTCGGCCAGTCTTCAGCCGACTCCACCCCGTTGACTATGCACCGACACTTCGTACCAGATATGGCACGATTTCCGTCCGCCCTCGAAAACCCCGCGAAGTCTGGAGGCTCTGCGGCAATAAGCATTACGGGCACAGGACGCCCGGAGCAGAGCCTTGACCGACACCCTCGACAACTCGATTCAGCAGAACGCCGTCGTGCCACGGAAGGCCAGTTCGGACTCCGTTTCCGTTGAGCAGCACCCCCTGCCCGACCAGATCGCGGCCGACAAGTATCTGGAGTCCAAGAAGGCCAGCCGCGCGAAGGGACTCGGCATCAAGCTGGCCAAGATCAGCCCGGGGGGGACCGTCTGATGTGGCCGTTCCGCAAGAACAGGAAGGCTTCCTCTCAAAGACGGTCCCTCCCGGCCGCCATTCCCGCCATGCTGCGGGCGAGGTTCGACGCCGCCCAGACCACGGCCGAGAACGCCCGGCACTGGGCGATGGCCGATTCACTCTCCGCAGACAGCGCCGCTGCGGCGGACGTCCGCAGCAAACTGCGGGAGCGGGCCCGCTACGAGGTCGCCAACAACAGCTACGCCAAGGGCATCGTGCTGACGCTGGCCAACGACTGCATCGGCACGGGGCCCAGGCTTCAGCTTCTCTCGGCCAATGCCGAGGCCAACCGGCGTGTGGAGACGGCTTTTGCCCAGTGGGCCCGGGCCATCGATCTGGCCGGCAAGCTACGGACCATGCGGATGGCCAAGAGCACCGACGGCGAGGCCTTCGCCGTCCTGACGGCCAACCCGCTGATCGATTCGCCGGTGATACTGGACGTCCAACTCGTCGAGGCGGACCGCGTGGCCTCGCCCGTCATGTCGGCGCTGCCCACGCCCAATGACATCGACGGGATCATCCTGGACGCCTACGGCAACCCGCGGACGTACTGTATCCTGCGCGAGCATCCGGGCGACCTGAGCTGCTGGCTGAATGCCGTGGACATGGTGGATGCCGATGCGGTGGTCCACTGGTTCCGGGCGGACCGGCCCAGCCAGCACCGTGGCGTCCCGGAGATCACGCCGGCCTTGCCGCTGTTCGCCCAGCTTCGTCGATACACACTGGCGGTGATCGCGGCGGCCGAGACGGCAGCCGACTTCGCGGCCGTGCTGTTCACCGACTCCCCGGCCAATGGGGAGGCCCAGGCCCTCGAGCCGATGGACGTGGTCGAGCTCGAAAAACGCATGGCCACGGTGCTACCGGACGGCTGGCGGCTGGGGCAGATTGAGGCCCAGCAGCCCACCACCAGTTATGCCGAGTTCAAACGGGAGATCCTGAACGAAATCGCCCGCTGCCTGAACCTTCCCTACAATATCGCCGCCTGCAACTCCTCCGGCTACAACTACGCCTCGGGGCGTTTGGACCACCAGACCTACTACAAGTCCATCCGGGTCGAGCAAGCCCATTTGGCCGAGGCGGTGCTGGATCGCATCCTGGCTGCCTGGCTGGCCGAGGCGGAGCTGCTGAGCGAGTTCGCCTATCTCCGCACGGCCGGCGCCATCCCGCATCAGTGGTTCTTCGACGGCACCGAGCACGTCGACCCGGCCAAGGAGGCGACGGCCCAGGCGACCCGCCTGGCCAGCAATACCACCACGCTCGCCCAGGAATACGCCCGCCAGGGCAAGGACTGGGACACCGAGCTTCGCCAGCGGGCCAAGGAAGTGGCCCTGATGAAGGAACTGGGGCTGACCGTCCCGCCGCAGGGTTCATCCACCAGCGACAAACAGGAGGCCGACACGGATGTCGAGCAAGAGCAGACAGCTTGAGTTCCTGACCTTCCTCTGCCCGCTGACGGTGGAGGCGGCCGGCGAGGCGGACAAGCAGATGCCGCGATTCCGCATGGTCGCCTACACGGGCGGCGTGATGCGGATCACAGGGTTCCCGCACCCGGTGGTGGTCGACCTGGAGGGCCTGGCCATCGACCGCCAGGATATCCCGGTCCGCCTGGACCACAACCCCCGTCAGGGGGTGGGCCATACGCAGCGGGTCGTGATCGACGGCGGCCAGGTCGTCGCCGAGGGCCTGGTCAGCCGCGACACCTCCTGGGCCCGCGACGTCGCCAAGAGCGGCGTCAATGGCTTCCCCTGGCAGGCCAGCATCGGCGCGGCCGTCGTGGACGCCCAGTTCATCCCCAACGGTCAGAGCATCACGGTCAATGGAAGGACCTTCGACGGCCCGCTGCACGTGGTCCGCAAGGCCATCCTCAAGGAAATCTCGTTCGTCGACAGCGGCGCAGATCCCGGCACCACCGCTCGGATCGCCGCCCAGAGCAAGGAGCCCAGTTCCATGGACGCAAACGACACCAGCACCGCCACCAGCCAGGACACCGCTGCCCAGCCCGCCGGCACGGACGCCGTTGTGGAGGCGGCCGCCAATGAGGCTGCCCAGACGCCCGACGCGCAGCCGCCCAGGCCGGCCGCGGCTGCCCCGCCCCCGGCAACGCCGGTCACGGTCAATGCCTTGGCCGCCGACGCCGACCCGGTGACGGCGATGCGCCAGCGGATGGCCGCCGAGACCCGCCGCGTCGAGGCGATCCGCAGGCTCTGCGCGGGCAGGCACGGGGACATCGAGGCCCAGGCCATCGAGGAGGGGTGGGACGAGTCCCGCACCGAGCTGCACATCCTTCGCGCCAGCCGGCCCAAGGTCCCGGCGGTCGCAGCGCCCCAGCGCCCCGCCGGCCCGCACGTGTTCGAGGCCGCGGCGCTGATGGCCTCGGGCATGCCCACCAGCCGCATCGAGGCCGTGTACGCCGCCCCGATCCTGGAGGCCGCCGACCGCCTGCGCGGCGTGGGCATCCAGGAGTTCTGCGAGCTGGCCTGCGGGCGCCAACTGCCGCGCTTTCGGCGTGACGCATCCGGCTGGCTCCAGGCCGCCTTCAGCACCACCAGCCTGCCGGGCATCCTCAGCAACATCGCCAACAAGATGCTGCTGGAGGGGTACAACTACATCGAGGACG